TCGCTCATTTCTTCTTCTACAACTTCTTCTACAACTTCTTCAGCAACTTCTTCAACGACTTCTTCCTCTGCTTCAGCAGATTTAATTGCGGCGATCACACCTTCTTCTTCTACAACAAGCACAGAACCATCTTCCATCGCATACTCTCCAATGGGCAAAGGAATTCGCTCATCTTCAGTAACGATAAATACTGGTTGTCCTTCTGCAAATTCATCGGCAGAAATAACAGTACCATTATCTAATTTGCGATTTTCAAGTTCAACACGAGTATTAAGAAGCGTTTGGATGCGCTTTAACATTTCGGTTGTTTTCATAGATTACTTATTTATTAATTAAACGATTGATTAAAATATTTTGCATTTTTATGCTTTCTTTTGAATAATAAACCATTCACTACCATCAGACCAAATAGCGATTCCTTCGTAGTCCTTGTTTATTCTGTACTTGTTGCCACTTGCACCACCATCTATATTTTGTCCATCAACAGGTGTTAAATCAATGTGCTTTGAACTTGTAAAAGAACTATCGGCAATAAACCTAATTATTCTATTCGTGTTTGTGGTAGCGTCAGGTAAAGTATAAACGGCAGTCCCATTATCGCCAGTCCAAGAAAACTTAAACATTCTAACATTAGTGTAACTACCTAAATCTACATCGACATCGGCTTGGGCAGTTAAATGTTCTGCGACTATATAGTTTTTAACTTGATGTAATGTCGCTTTCTTTGTTGTGCTTGATTGTACGACTGGAAATGTTTCATCGCCTTGTAAAGCACTTGCCGAATCTAATTGTGATATTTTTTTGTCTGCCATTATAAAACTATTTTTTCATTATTTTCTAATAAAATAAATCCATTGCTTTCTTGTCTTAAATAAAACTGACTTTTACGATCCACCCCGATACCTTGCGCCCATAAACTACCATCACAACAATCTATGTGGTAAGTATTCGTGTCTTTGCAATAACATCCTCTACGCATTATCGATTTGTTTTAGTTTACGAATCGCCCAATTAATACCAGCACTTCCTCCCCAAGCATCCCACATAAGTCCACCGCACCCTTCCGAATAAGGCACATCTTTGTTTTGTTGGTGTCTTTTAAAACTTGCCATCCTGGCAATCGTATCTCTCGAAATATTTTCACCTTTGGCTAACTGGTTTGCACGATTTTTTCCAGTTGCCTCGCCGCAACGCCCCCATCCGTTCTTTTCTACCCATTTTAACGCCCTTTTAGCGTTGTTCTGTGCGGCTTTAGGATAATCGTTGTAAGTTTCAAATTCGTATCTTAAAAGTTCTTGTTTTATCTCTAACAATTTAAGACCCGCTTCGATTTCTTTCTTTACATCTTCTTCTTTTTCTGCAAAAAATCCTTCAATAGAAAATCCTTTGACAACACCCGTCTTTACATAGTCATTCCACACTTCATCGTTTTCTACTTTTACACTCCCCATCCAAGTACCTACGGGTACATCTAAATTGTAAAGTGCCGACTTGTCTTTTTCTTTATCTTCTACAATCCAACTTTCTACTAAAGTCAGCCCATCGATTTTATATAAATGCTCAAAGGTTGAGTTATGTTGGTTGCCTTTTTGTAGGAAAAGTTCCGATGCCTTGCGGATTGTCTTTTTAGTAAAATAGATATAGTAATCTTCCTTTTCGTCTTTTCTATATATGGCTTTGTTAGGCACAAGTAACGCACCCATCAAAATTCTTTTTTCTTTATCTACTTCTTGAAACTTGTATTCCTTTTTTTGATTAAGTGCAACAAAGTTTTCTTCAATCGCTGGATGTTCAACAATACTAATAGCGTCAATACCATTTTCTTGTTCTTCATCTATAATTAGTTCGATAATCTTCATATCTATTTAACGATTTTAATTTTAATTTTGTTTTTTTAGGTTTTTTTAAAACCCTCATCTATCCAAGTGTGGCACTCTCGACAATGTTTCTATCTAACGCTTGTCCCGAACTTACTTCACTACTTACCACATACGCTTTAACTGGTTTTTGCCCTTGATCTGCAAGTAATCCCGCTAACTGATTTGTAGCACCCCCACCTACGATATTAAATTGTGGTGCTTGTGGTGCAGCCGATGGTGTTGGACTTGAAATACTTCTTGTACCGCCACCACCAACATTGCTTGGTTCTGGTTTTGGTATTTTAGTAGTTAAGATATTTTGAACATTTGCCAACCCTGACGCAATAATACCTACCGCAGCAATAGTACCAATAATACCACCTTGTGCGATTGCTTTGTTTGCCCCTATATAAGTATCAATTATTGCTTGTGCTACACCGATTGCCTTTTGTGCTTCTGCATTTTCACCCGCTAATGCACTTAATCCATTTAACGCACCACTAATTGCCCCAAGTAATTCCATCTCACTTTCGGCTTCGGCTTTGTTTAGATTAATTTTGGCTTCAGTCAAAGCAGTATCTGCATCGATATTTGCTTGTCGTGATTGTTCCATAAATTCATCTAACGCTATTTGGGCATCTACTTTGGCTTGTGTACCCGCATTGGCGTTATCTACTATGGCTTGAAGTCTTGCTTGTTCTTGCTCTTGTTCTTGAAGTGCAATTTCCTTTAATCTTTCAAGTTTTAAAACTTCATTGTCGATTTGTTCGGCATTAAATCTTTCCCTTTCGATGGCTAATTTGGATTCACTTTCTAATTTAGAATTGATAAGTTCGGTTTCCTCCCTATCAAGTGCTAAATCATTGGCTTTTTGTTCTGACCTTAATCCTTCTATTTGTGCAAGTACCCCTTCTTTGTTTGCTAACGCTTCAGTTAAGGCTATTTGGTTTTCAATAGAATTGTTTTTGGCTAAATCGGCTTGTGCAGATGCTACTTGAGCGTCTGCTTGTTTTAACATTGCCGCTTCTTGTTCGGCTAATACTTGTAAAAGGTCATCATTGGCTTTTCTTCGTTCCTCAATACTCAATCTTTCGTCATCTCGGATTTGTCGCAGTTGTTCGGCTTGTCTATCGTATTGCTCAACTAATCTACTTTGTTGTGCTGCGGCTAATTGGGCGGCATTTTTTAATTGAACATTGGCTTTGGCTGTTTTTATTGCTTCTGAAGCATAATTTTTTACTTTTTCAGTAACAGAATCAAAACTACCATCTACCCCAGTTATTACATCTACTGTTTGCTTACCCGCTTCTTTTATTGTGTTAAATGCCGCACGAAATTGACCTTTAACAAGTTGCCCTAATGCTTTCCCCGCTAAACCTAATACCTCTACAAATTGTTGGAATCTTGCAACAATTCCTTCATAGATACTTTTACCAAAATTCTGTATTGTTTCAATCGGATTTTCAAACAACCCTTTATAGCAGTCGGTAACAACACTAAAATTATCTATAATAAAATTTACAAAATCATTAAAAGCAATACTAACAACTTCAAAAGCAGTATTAAATAAATCTGCGGTCTTTTGATTTTGCATAAAGACTTCCGATAATTTAGCGAAGGCTGCAATTACTAAACCAATACCAGCCGCCTTAATTGCGCCCCCTAATCTTTTAAAAGATGCGGAAATACCACCAATTCCTTTAGAAGTTTCTTTGGCTTGTGCTAATGCTTCTTTTGACTGTGCGGCTTGTTCCTTACGAAGTTCAGATACTTCATTAGTTAAGGCTTCTATTTGTTTTTTTGCCTCTGCGGTTTCTGCCGCTAACTTTATAATTACTTCTTGTGCCATTCTTTCTTAATTGTAGTTATTGCCTCTTTAAAGGTTTCTTCTAACTTATACTTTCCTTTAGCGATGTCGATGTATTCTCCTTGTACATCGTACTTTAAACCTTCTAATATTGATTTTATCATTCTGCTGTTATTGATACTAATGGTGTTACTAATCCATCAAATAAACCTAATGTTCCAAAATATGCCTGAACCGATAAAGTGTTATTGACGCTTGTGTCTAAACTTGTAAATTCATAAGATTCTAACTTAACGCCACTTGGAACTACCTTTGCAATGTATTCTCCGTTAGCATACATAAAATATTCCGTAGCATTATCTACACTATCCCATTCTAACTTTCTATAAGCGGGAAGTGATGGTGTGCCAAGTCTTACATTTTCAGTCTTACCCGCATTTGTGGTTTCTACCAAGTTTTGTCGTTTAGTTGGATTCCATTGTGTAGGTAAATCGTTATATAATACCAATGTACTTTCTTGTGTTTGTAAATTAGTGTTTATAGAATCTATTTTAAAAGTGTGTTTGCCTATTCTAAATCTATCTTTTAATTGATAAGTCAATAATATGCCTAAAGGCAAATATGCTTTGTAAGTAAGTTTTCTTGCAGACTTCTGAAATACCGAACTAATGTAGTCAGAGTAAAACCTATTGTATAAACTATAATCTTCTTGTGCTGCATCCCATTCGTTTAGTTGCGCCCCCCAATGAATAGACTTTCCATCTTCATCGATGTTACCAGGTGCATTGTAAGCACTTAAAGTAGTCGGCGCAATACTTGGATTATTCCATTTTAAATGTGTCGATGGATTACGCTCAACTATCGTGTGAATTAAAGGTAGCCCTACAATCGGCTCTAAATCTTTATTTGTAAATAAACCATATTGCACATTACTATAAGTCCCCCCCGATGAAATAAGTCTTTCAAAATAGGCGTGTTCAAATCCTAATTCTACGGAATACTTTTCGCCATCCATATCTTCAGTACCCGCATTCCAATTCAAGTCCCCGAATTTATTATTAGGGTATGCTTCATCGTAGGCCGTAATTAAGGCAGACTTTCTTCCTTTGTAACTAAAGTTTATTTCTTTGTAAGGTAGTAGTCGTTCTACATTGGTTTCTTTGACATCTATGTATTTTGTTATGTCGTGTTCTACACCCGTAGAATAATAATCTACTAAAGGTAGCACTTCTATTGTTTCATCACCATTTAATTCCGTAGTTATAGACGAGGTCAATAGGTGCATCTTAAATAAATTAATCACAAAATCATATACCTTCATTTCGGGCATTTGCTCTGGTACTATAACCGTAGAGGTAACAGAACCAGTAGTACAATTATAAGTAATTGGCGAACCGCTATTAGTCCAACCAAAACCACTATCATATTGTTCCTGAATTGTTATGGCTTGTGCGGTAGGTGTAAATATAGAATCACTAACTAAAGTAAAATCTAATCTATGTGTGCCTTCTAATATTATTGGATAATCAACTGTAAATGTATTTGTAGCACTTGCACTTCCCGTAAATATAGGTTGTCCTCCGTTATCCCTTATTTCTAAAGTATAACTAACGGGTGCGGTGGTTACCTTAAAACTTTGAATTAAGTATCTTGTTTGTGTACCCCCAAAAGGTGGGTTATTAATAAGCAGTAACCCGTCTGCGGTTCGTTGGTCATTAAATACTAAAGGGTATTCGCCAAAGTCATTAAAGTAAGTTGTTAATCTGTTTTGCTCGGCTTGTGTCATTCCACCCGCTTCTTTGTGAAGCCACATATACAAATTCTTGAAATAAGCAGTATTCCAAAAGTATTGACTAAAGTCTAAATTATATTTTTCGGATATTGCGTCTATAATCGCCTTTAACCTGATAGAAGGTTTTAAATCTGTGTAAGTAACATACCTGTCGTTTCCACTTGCGCCACCCGTTGAAGTTATCGTAGTACTTCCATCATATTGAAACACCCTTGTATGTGAAATAAAACTATACTTAATATCCCCACTAAATAAAGGTGATGTATTTCTAAAACTATCCCTTACCGTTGTGTTATCGTAGTCGTGGTTATAATTATTTAAACCATTTGACCCACCAACTAAATCGCTTAACACATCTTCGCCTAATTTGTCTTTTAAGGTGATTGTGTTCCCAAAGAAAACAACACTATAAGATTCGGGATTGTTGTCTTTTAACTTTACCCCGTTTAGTCTTAACTTACCATCTTTGTAACGCATTCCGTTCACATTCAAATAAGCATTCACCCTAAACCGAGCATCAAAGTCATTCTCTACTATGTCGTAGTTATAGTAGTGTTTAAATATTTTGTTATTTGTTTTAGAAGCGGGTAAGGTAAATTGCCTTGAGTAAGTTGTGTAGATTTTAGATATATCTTTTACATTAGCGATACTATCCGAGATGTTTATAGATTCATCTTGGAACATATCCACCAATTCCCCTTCTACATATAACTGAACTATTTGCACCTATCGAATGTTTTGTACCACATCACTTGCAAATTCAATATCAAGTGTGTAATTAATTAACTTATCGTTTCTGCTTGTTTTGTAACTAATAGAACTTGATGCTATGTTACAAGGTATTTCGTTTGATCCGTAATAAATCCAAACATATTCACTTAAAAACAATTCCTTAAAAACATCGTTATTGTTTTCGGGATAAAAGCCACTATTTAAAGTAAGGCTTTCCGTTGCGTTTTTGTTTACAATGGCTTTTTGTGCATCGCCTAAATCATAGTCAGCGTTTTCTATGATGTTTCGTTTAAAGTAAGATACATTCGTATTCATATTTCTTACCGACTTCTTAAACATCGTTAAACTTTGCAATGCCCCAAATTTATTCACAAAGGTTAGTCTATATGGTGTGTCTAAACATTCCTCTATGTTCTCTACGGTGTAGTTCTGAACCTTTACCCCAGTTGTTACAATAATTTCATCTACATTATCACTTGCACCCGTATTAGAAAAATACTCTACTTGGTCGTAACTATTAGATGTGCTTGTAATTGTTTCGATGTTTACGCTTGCCCCATCCTTTTTGAATTGTACCGTTGTGCCGTTAAAGCTATTGTCTACGGGGAAATAAAGCGTATCGTCAGCGTTTTTAACTATATGGCTATTTGTGATTAATCCAGCATATGCGCCTAATTGTGGATTAACACCATCTTCAATATACCCATAACCATAGAAACCAGTTAACTGAACCATCGTTAAAGTAGTCGAAGTATTAACGAAATATCTTGTTACCTGATAGTCTACCCAGACATTGTTTTTAATTGTTGAGGTGTTTACATAGTCTAACTCCATTTCCATATAGTCCTTGACCAGTTCAGATATTTCAAAATCCACCCTTCCTAGTTGTGCGTTTGAACTTAAAGTATAGGTAGGATCTGAAGGTCTATCGGTAGTTTGTACACCCGTATAAATATAAATATCGATCGAAGCCGATACCATACCCGATTGATTGGTAGAAACATAATATGGACTTCTTACATTTATTTTAGCCATTTAATTGTTGTTTTGTTGTGAATTCTAAAAACGCTTCAGCATCTAAAGCAAAAGCCGATTCTAATTCAGTTGGTAAATCCTTTGAGTATTTTAAAAATGGTTTTGTAAAAAATAAACTTGGTTTGATTCCGTTAAAAAATATACTTCTTGCAATTAGAAAGTCTAAACTTTTCCTTTTAATAAATCTACCCTTTTCATCTCTCGGTGCTATTCCTTTTCTTACTGTCCACTTATCTAACTTACTTGGTGGTGGCATTTTTTGTTTATATGAGTAAGGAGTGTTGTATTTCTTCTTTACACCGCTTACCCCTTTATCTTGAAACACCCCATAGTATGCCATTTCTATTTCAAACTGCACACTTCTTTCCGTTACCTTTACTTCACCACCTTTTATAGACTTCTCTAAATCACCACCGCCTTTGCCAAGTTTCTGAAGATTCTTTTTAGATTCTTCAATAACCTTGTCCCTAAATTCTTCTAACGCCTTTTTAAAGTTGTCTAATTGCATATATCAATGTTGTTCATAGTAACTACCGTAAAGGTACTTACCCATCCCGCTAATTCATTTTCGAACCGATCATAGAACGCCTCTAAAGAAGCAGTACCTTCTAAATGATACCCATCTTTGTGTGGTGTGCCTTTTCTTAATTTTTGGTGTAATCTGTTTAAGACCGATAATTGTGTGTTTAAAACATCCTGACGATTATCATTTCCAACAAATATATCAGTCGTTTCATCTTTACTCGTATCCACAATGTCCATAGACATAACCGAAATATTATACGATAAAGTTTGTCCATTGTCCGTTACATTGTTTATCATTATGTGCGATAAAGGAAAGATGGTTTGTTTGTTTAGGTCTACTTCCGTAATATCACCAAAGGTTACCGTATTAGTATTTTCATCCGCTTGTAGGATGTCTTTGATTTTTGTAGTTAGGTCGTAAAACGATTGAATACCCCTATATGTCATTTTCTTCTTCTTTTAAGTTCTTGTTCTTCTATGTCGGCTTTTTCTTTTTTGAATGTCAGCATAAGTAGACAAGTGTTCATATTAAGTTCTGTGATTTCGTCAAACTTGGTAACATCTCCATCCGCCAATGCATAAACTGATTGATACCATCCCCATTTAGCACCGAAGTTTGCCCTTGCGTCAAGTCCTCCCGATCCCGTAAATAAGCTATCATAGCTTTCGACAATTCGATTCCTAAATTCCAAAAAAAAAGCATAGAACTAACTACCGCATCCATTGGTGTATGTAACATTGCTTCGTGATAATTATCCCCTTTATATTCTTCAATTAAATACTTTTCTTTTATCTTTTGTTTGATTGGTCGGTATAAGACCGCCATTGCTTTGTGAAGGTTTTTAATATCGCCTATTGAATTGTCTAAATCGATATACTCGCCAAAGGTCATATCTTCTAACTTCGGAATGAAACCAAATTCTGTATCGCCTAACTTAAAAGACTTAACCAGGTCAGGTTTTTGCTCAAGCGTTTTAGCAATCATATCGGTAACATTGTCAATGTCTGTTTTGCGATATTTAAGTGCATCACTTAAAGGTAAATCACAAAATATCTGAAGCATCTTTTCCTGAATAAACAAGTCATTAGCATCCACATCTTTGTTTACTTCTAACACTTTGTGAAAACTTTGATACTTGTATAAAGGTATGTCCGATAAATCAGTAGGTACTTTTATCTTTACTTCCATATCTATAAAACGATTTTATTTTGATTTTTAAGACTATCTTACGGCATACTTTCCGTAATTGGCTTTTATGCCCAATGCTTCCATTTCGTGATACCTTAAAGCATCTATGGCGTGATTGTATTGGTCTATTGGTTTGTTTAGTCTTTGACCAGTTTTGTTTGTGTCCCAAGCGTAGGACCGAAGTTCTTTGATAAGGTTTTGACTATTCTTTGTTACCAGGTAGTCTTGTCTTTGCATTATGTCTATTCCGTAGTTTATAGAATCACGACCTTTTGTTACGCCTTTGATTTGTATTCCGTATCTTCTTATTTCGTCTATGGATTTAGGTTCTGCTGAATCAGCGTAAACAATAACACCCTTTGGTAGTTCTTTAGCTATGTCAGAATTGAGCATTCTTGTTCGGTAGACTACTTCGTTTACTATTCTTTGATTGTTGTATTTGTACACCTCAACAATAGCCGTAGGGTCGTTAGTGTAACCAAAGTCTAAACCTATGCCCACTAATTTAGCATCGTGTGGAATGGTGTCTATTTGTTTCCAATTAGAAAAGATAACACCTTCTAAAGAACCTACTTGTCCTAATCCATATACAGACCACCAATTCGCCCAATAAGAACTTGTTTTGGCTTTCTCTTTGTTCTTTTCTATTTGTTCTACTATGCCCTTGTCGAGTGCTTCGTTGTCTTTGTAGGTAAGAATAATAAAGTCTGAATCTTCTTGGTCTTTTAATTCTGAATGTACCCAAAATTCATTAGATGGGTTAAAGTCTATGTAGACTTCTTTTTTTGTACGAATGGCAAGTTCGTTATAAGCGTCTAAAGTTATTGCGTTGGCTTCGTTTAAAAACAAGACATCCCTTCTTGCTCCTCTCAACTTGCTGGAATCGTCAGCACTAAAAAATTCAATGTAACTTCCGTTCTTGAATTCGTACTTTAAAAGTGATTTGTTTAACTGATCTTCTTGGAATCTATTTGTCCACTTTAAGATTTTTAGGAAGTCTTTATATGCACCCCTTCGAAGATGTGGAATAGATTCTGCTACTACGCTAATTTCTATTCCTTGATTCTTGATTGCTTTGTCTATTAAAATAGCAAGGATGGAAAATGTCTTTGAAGACGAAGTTCCACCTTGTACTATCTTGATGCGTTTATCTAACGCTAGTATTTTATTTGTCGCTGTTGTCCTTTGGAACATCTGGGAATAAAGGCTGCTCTAAAATAGTTTGTTCTACTTGTTGAACGGGTGAACCATAGCCACTATCCATTAACGCTTTGTATGCGTTTACATCTCCATTAGCGGCTTTCTTTAGTAATGCTAAAGTAATTAAATCCTCTTGACTTAATTCTTCGGATTCTAAAGTTAAAGGATTCTCTGCTTCTTGAATTACCTGTAACCACTTCTTGGCTATGGTACTTCTGTTCTTTGATCCTTTAGGTCTACCTTTGGGATTTCCTGATTCACCTTTCTTCCAATAGCGTAAGTTTTGTTCATTAGCCATAATTCGTTGTATTTTCGTTGTACTTATAAAACGAATAATTTTCTATTTTAAGATGTAATTGCAGTTATAATAATCACAATAACACCTATAATCATAGAATAAAAAACTATTCTCGCTGAATCTTCGTATTGTCTTTTCATATTAAAATAATCTTGTTTGTGCTTTGTGTTGTTCTAATCTTTTCATAGCGGCTTGATAATAGTCTTTATCTAATTCACAAGCGGTTAAATCAAATCCTAAATTATGACAAGCGATTGCTATACTCCCAGACCCTAAATGAGTGTCTAATATCTTATCGCCTTTTTTAGCATATTTCATTAAAAGCCATTCGTATAGTTTTACTGGTTTTTGTGTAGGATGTATTCTATCTCCTGAAGAATTTTGTCTATAAATTTTAGCGGGTTTGTCAAATGAAGTCCAAGCCATTTCCCACATAGAAAAATTATTATCACCTTTCATTTTATCCCAACAAATAATAGTTCGAGTAGGCGGCAAATCAAA